TGGTTCGGTCCGGTATCCAATACCAGGACTCGGGGGGGCTGGTAGCCCGGTATCACCCGGTATATAGGAGATACCGGGGTACCAGGCCCCCCGCCCAGCAAGATCAATATCAGCGGTCTGGTCAAGATCGGAACCAGTACCAGGCGGGTCAATCTTGACCGCCTGCCGGGCCGGGCACCGCTGCGTCGCCCTCGACCCGACCACCCGCCTGCCCGCCGACGCCGGCACCGCGGCCCTGTGCGACCCGTGCCTCGACCGGGCCGCCGCCGACATCGCCGCCCTCCCCGCCGACTACGTCGCGCTGGACGCCCAGCTCGTTCCCGGCCGGGGCGGGGAGGGTCAGCGGGTGGGCGGCGGCCCGGTCGAGGCCGAGGTGCCGATCAACCTGCACATCGAGGCCCTTCAACGCGAGATCTTCTTCGCGCTCACCGGCTGGGAGCGCCCGGTCCGCTGGGTCGAGCGGTTGCCGGACCGGTCGACCGGGCGGGTCCGCGACGGCTGGGCCGTCCAGCGCGCCGCCCGGCTCCTCGCGCCGCGCGTGGCGATCCTGGCCCGCCTCGGGCCGACCTCGATCCTCGTGGCCGGCCCGGTGGTCCGCGACGGCGTCACCGGCCTCGCCGAGCTGCGGGCGCTGCACCGCCGCGCCCGGGTCCTCGTTGGCGACGTACGCCGGCCCGCCCTGCTGCCCGGCTCCTGCTCGGGCTGCGGCGCGATGGCGCTGCACCGCGACAACGGCTCGGACACGGTCTGGTGCGCGGTGTGCCATCGGCGGTGGACGTACGACGACTACCAGCGCTACGTCGGGCTCATGCTGGCGGGCCCGTGAACGCCGCCATGGACCCCCGTGGCGCCCACGGGTACCGCCGGGCCCCGTTAGGCCGGCTACGGGCCCCTACGGCGGGCGGGCGGGCCCATCCCGGCCGGGTGGACCGGGCCCCCGGCCCCGTAGTGACGCCGGCCCGGTCCGTTACCCGCCCGGGTGACCCCTGCGTATCTGTTTCGCACGCTTCGGCGTGTCTTGTCCCAGGGCGTCTCGTTGACGCCACTGTTAGATCAACACGCGACGTAGGCAGGAAACGGCAGAACATGGCATATACGCGAACCTTCTTCGACTCGACGCTCGCTATTCGGGTATCGGTGACCTTCGACAAGACATCGGACGGCGCGACTGACCGCGTCACCGCACTGACCATTGAGGAATACGGTGGCACCTGCGAATTGGGAATCGCCCCCGAGCACCTGTCTCTGCTGGCCGAGGTCGGCATTTCGCTGCCCGGCTGGCCGCCGAAAAAAGACGCCCCCGGTAACGGTGGCGCGGTGGCCAGGGATGCCTCGGTAAAGGTGTATGGCAATCAGTTCACCGGACCGGTGAGAGTGCCGCCGGACGACGATTCGCTGGCCAACCTGTACAACATGTACAAAAGCGCCCGGGCCGTCGGTGAACATCTCGGCGTACCTGAACATGTAGCCCACCGTTGGATCAGCGCGGCGCGCACCCGGGGGACTATCCCGGCTACGGGAAAAGCCGGCCAATCCAAGTCCACTGAAAAGGGCAAGGACCGGTAGATGGCCGCGCGGGGGCGACCGGTCACCACCAACGAGCAGCTCGTCAACCTCTCCGACGCGGCGCTGGAGTGCCATTCGGTACGCCACTGCTGGGCCAGGATGAGCAGCGGGGCGGTGAAGCTGCGACCGACCCGCATCCGGCGGGGCCGGGTCGAGGAGGCCGAGCGGGAGATGCCGTGCACCGCCGGCTGCGGCGTGGTGCGGGTGGAGACGTTCGAGGTGACCCGCGACGGCCGGTTCATCCGTCTCGGCAAGCCGCACTACAAATACACGCTTCCCTATCTGATCAAGAGAGGTCCGGGTGATGTTCCCGTGCACCACGACGAGTACGCCTTCGCCATCGTCCAGCGCCAGTACCCGGACATGCTGTGGTGAGGCCGCCGGCGCCGGGTAGCAGCAGTGGCGAGGCGCCGTGGGCGGTGACCCGTGACCGTATCTGCGCCTGCGGTTGCGGCGCGCTGGCCGACCACGACCGGCTCGGCCCCTGCCGCAACCACCACCCCGTCCCGTGCCTCGCCTACCGGATGCCGCCGGAGGAAGCGGCGCGGCTGATGGACCAGGAGATCGGCGAATGCCTCGACTTCAATGGCCAGGCCCCACGGTTGCCCGCCGAGCTGGCCCGCGACATTCTCGACACCCTGACCTCCTACGAGGAGACCTACCAGACCCAATTCGGCCAGTGGGATCAGCACCCGCGGGTGCTGACCGTGTACCTCGGTGAGCACCCGACCACGTCCCATGCGCTGATGGTGGAAATGACCGAGATCCCGATCCCGCCGGGGATCTGGGAGTTCGCCGGGGACCGCACCAACATCGTCCTCACCGTGCTGGCCCAGAAGATGCAGCGCGACCCGTTCCGCGTCGGCCAGCTCCTCGGACTGCATCAGAGCCTCGTCGGGTTCGCCACGATGGGGGAGGCGTTCGTGCACACCCACCCGGTGGAGTTTCCCTGCCCGGACGGGGAAAAGCTGGACGAGGTGCGGTACGTGACCGCCGTCGACCTCGACGGGCGTGAGTACTACGTGTCGCGGCTACGGTCGGACGGCACCTGCCACGGACACGTACGCGCGTCCAAACCCCTTCGGGGCATCGTCGCCGGGGAGGCGTCACCGGAGGTGGACCGCGACGCACACATTCCGGAAGTGGCGGGCGCCCTGGCCCAACTGGTCGGCTCCGTCGTTGCCGTGGTGTCCACGTGAGCGACGAGAAGAAGGGCCACGGCGACGACGAGGCGATAATGTGGGTCGCCTCTGACCGCACCTACGGCAACTTCTACGTCGCGACCATCCACATAGGACCCGACACGTCGATCCCCCTCGAAACCGAACTCGGCCGCCGCTACGCGCTGCACATCGTGCGGGTCGCCAGTTACGCCCTGTATGACGCGGCGCTGCTCTGCCAGTTCCGGGCGGCCGGCCTGGAGGACGAGGCGACGGCGGCCTGGATCTGCAACATGCGGGAGGCGCGTCCCGAGCCGGACAACGCCGCCACGGCGCCGCTGCTGTTCACGCCCATGATCAGCATGAAGGGGCGGGCGGTGGTCCGCGTTGACCTCGGCGATCAGTCCCTCGGCGTGTACCCGGCGGAGGTGGCCATGACGCACGCCATGCAGGTCCTTGAAGCGGTGGCGGTCGCCGAGCTGGACTGCGCGTACTACACCGCCCTCACCACCGGGGAGACCCCACTGGAAGAAGGCGCGGCTGTCGCCACGGTCAGTGGCCTCAGCGCCTTCCGTGATACGACCAGCCATACCGGCCGCATCCTCGAACTTCTGCGCAGCGCATCGGCGCCGCCGACCGTCGTCGACCGGCTCGCCGAGGGCCACTACACCAACTGGGAATCCGAGATCGGCGTGGACCTTCCCCTCCTGTGCCGCCACCTTGCCGCCGTCGGCCGCGACGACCTCGTCCAACGACTGAAAAACGAGTACGGCGAATGACCGAAGGCAACGACCTGGTCATGTCCGACAATCACCGGCGCATCGTGCTGCGCCGGCTGGCCCGGCCGGGTCGGTCCGGTTCGACCTGCCTGCTGCTCATGTACGGACATAAGGGCGACGGGCTCACCGGCTCCGACATGTCCCGCATCAGCGGCTTCTCCCTCGGCGCGATCCGCAACGTGATGGGCATGGCCCAGGCCGTGGGACTCGTGGAACTGTCCGGCCGGGGCGGGCTGGAGGGCAGGGCCGCCGTCGGCGCACCGTTCCGCTACCGGCTCACCGAGGCCGGCGAACAGTTCTGCGCCTCACACGCATGGGGGCAGCTACCGTGACCCGGCCGTCCACTGTGGAGGCATGGCCCTACCCAGGCGACAGTCCACTGGTGCGGGCGCGCAAGGTGGCGCTGGCCTACCGCACCGCACTGCACACGGCCGACCCGGCGGCCTGCGCCACCGTGGACGCCATGATGACCCGCTGGGGCCAGCGGTGGGTGATGCCCCGCGTGGCCTTCCACGAACCCGACGACTGGCTCACCGCCGCCGAGGCCGCCGACCTCGCCAGTGTCTCGGTGTCGGCGATCCGCATGATGCGCCGCCGCCAACGGCTCAAAGGAACACTGAGTGGCGGGGAGTGGCGGTACCGGGCCGGCGACGTTCTCGCCCTGTCCGTACAGGCCCGGACGAAGAACCGACACGAAAGTGGGGGAGATGAGCGCACCGATCCTGGCGCCGCGCTGCCCGGGCTGTGACGAGGAGCCGGTCATGGTCCTGTCCCCGGGTACGCAGGTGTTCTGCGGCAACGACGACTGCGAGGTCTTCTGCTGGGACATGACCGAGGACCCGCAACGGTTCAAGGCCACCGCCATGGTGTTCGACCTGCACCAGGATTGGCCGGGCCCATGAACCACTTCCGCCGCGCCCTGATCCTGTATTCGACCGGCGTGCTGGGCGGCGTGGTTCTGACGCTGTACGGAATGCCGCTGGTGGCGCGGATCGCCGGATATCCGGTCCGGCCCATCGACCAGTGGGCCCGGTTCTGTTCATTCGTCCTCGTCGTGATCGTCCTCGCGACCCTGTCGGCAATGAACTGGCGCCAACGTCGGGAGCGTCGCGAGCTGGCGGCGCGGGAGGCCCGTTTCGTCGAGCGGTACGTGACCGACGACGAGACGGCCGACATCGGGGAGCCGCCATGAGGAAACGGCGGAGCGACTTCGCGCGCTGCCCGGTATGCAAACGCCTGCAACCCTTGACGAAGCGGGGACGGATCGTGGAACACCTGATCGCCGTTGACACCCAGCACGACTGCCCCGGCGCCGGGCAGATGCCGGTGGCGCGGCGCAGCGCGCGGCGGACGGGGCGCGGATGAGTACCACACTGACCTGCGACCGGTGCGGTACCGCGATCTCCATCGACCCGTACCAGGTGCCGGCGGCGATGGTCCGCCACCCCTGCCGCGATCGGTGGGTGCGCCGCTGGATGCGCCGGTACATCGTCATCTCCGTATTCGTCGCCCTTCTTGTCGGCGTCGCCATCGGCGGGTGGCTCTGCCTCATCGTCACCTTCGCCACCAAGGCCATGGGGGCGGGTTCGCGGTGACCGGGACGCCGACACAGATTTTCGTCATCTACGAGCGCCTACCCGGTTTTGAGGAACACCGGTACGTGGCTGTGCGGACCACCATCACCGTCGACCCGGCGCTTCCCCAGCGGCCCGGGCCGTTCCCGTGGGTGCCCCAGGTCGTCGCGTTTGTCGTCGACCCGGAGGGCTGCTCCAGCGAGACGTTGGCCGACGCTCGGGACTGGTGCGTACGCAACGGCGCCAAGCGCGTCTGGGTTGAGCCGGACGAGGTGGACCGGTCGGTGGTTGCGGAGATCTGGCTGTGATCGTCCGACCCGTCGACCTCCCCGCACTACGGGCCGAGATGGTCGAGGACGTGGGGCGCTTCGGTGCCGCCACCTACGAACAGGCCATCGTGGAGTACCGGCAGGGGTTTCGCGCCGCCGGCCCGCCGGCGAAGGCCGCCACGGTGATGGCTCACGCCGAGGTGGATCGACTCCGTCGGGCCGAGCTGTACTACGTCTCCGCCGCCATGACCGACCTCGCCCTTGCCGCGAGCGCCACGATGCCGCCGTTCTCGTTGATGCCCGAGGACATGCCCGGCCCGTTCGGCTTCATGGTGTATGAGAAACCGATCTTCATCATCGACTACAACAGATACGCGCCCGGACGCGGCGGGCTGTCCCCGATCGTCGCCTGCTCCTGGGGGCCTCTGAAGGGTCACTCGTCCTGGCCCGAGGGCGGGATCTGGATCACCTGGTACGCCGACCTCGACACCGTGTTCGACAGCTCCGTCGAGCGGGGTATCGTGCCGCGCGCCGTCGCCCTGCGCGCCCGGCTCAACCGTGGTCGCCTCGCCATTGACAACGAAACCCAGATCCCGTTTAGCCGCATTCCGCCGGGCATCTGGGTCGGCAAGGACTTCAAGGAACAGGACGAGGTCGCGTCGCAGGACGACACCCACCTGCACTGGATGCGGGTCCTCATCACCACCTGGATTCTGATGAGCCAGCCCGTGGCCGCCGTCGACGACGCAGTGTTCGACCGTACGGCGCGTCGACAGGCCAGGCGGGCGGGCATCACCGATCCTCGCGTACGGGTGATCGCGCTCCGGCGGGTCAACCACGCCGGCGTGACCAGCGGCGAGCAGGACCGCTTCCACCACCAGTGGGTGGTCCGCGGTCACTGGCGGCAACAGTGGTACCCGGGGCGGCAGGTCCACCGTCCTGTGTGGATCAACCCGCACGTGAAGGGCCCGGACGGCGCACCGATGCTCGGTGGCGAGCGGGTCTATACCTGGAAACGGTGAGGCATGCACACGATCGGCTTCAGCGGCGCCAAGGAGCTGCCCAAGAACCTCGACACCATCCAATTGCGGTACCTGCTCAGCCAGTTCCGCGCCGACCGGTACGTGACCGGCGCCTGCATGGGCATCGACGCCCTCGTCGGCGCCACCCTCGCCGCCCTGCGTCCCGACGCCCTCCACCTGGTCATCGTGCCGGGCAACCACAACCGGATCGACCGCTGGTGGGAGCACACGCCCACCGCGTGGGCGAAGCCGGTCGTGCTGTTCATGCCGCCGGTCACCAACTACGCCATGCGCAACCTCGCCATCGTCTCGGCCAGCGACGAACTGATCGCGTTCCCGGTCTGGCCCGAAAGCGACCCGCGGTCAAGGCGCTCCGGTACCTGGCAGACCGTACGGATGGCCCGCGAACGCAACCTCGACGTCAGCCACTTCCTCCTCCACGCCGACCTCATCGGCTACGGCCCGCGCGCCACCACGAGCCGACTGACCGCACCCGGAGGACCATGACCGGCCACAGGCGGCGGCGCAGGCAGTCCGCCTACTGGGCCGGGTTCTTCGGCGTCGGCTGGGTCGGCGGTGGTGCCGTCGAGTACTACCAACTGCCGGTCCTGCTCGACGTACTCGTGCTGGTGGTGGCCCTACTCCTGCTCGCGGCGGCCGTCAGCACCGGCAACCGGAAATCACCTGGAGGACAATTGACCAGCGATAAGCGCCGCCGTCGCCAAAGGATATGGGAGCGCATGCGGCGGACCGGGGAGCCATTCATGGTGGCCTCCCGTGGGATCGGCGCCTGGTGGGCCGCGAACGTCGACAACCAGAAGCCTCCGGACGAGCCGCCAGCGGAAGAAAAGGGGGAGCGGCAATGACCGTCGCGCAGTTGGAGGAGTTCTGCCGGGTCGCCCGGATGATGGGGGCGGGAAGCCAAACGTCGGTGAAGGTGATAACACCGCAGGGCGTGGTCAAGGACATCACGGGCTTCCAGTCTCTGAGCGCTGTCGGGTGTCCGCTGATCAAGATCGGGTAGTTCAGATTGGCGTGTCGCCTCGCGACACGACCGCGACAGGTACGCTGCCAACCGTGGGCCGCAGTCCGTCCGCCCGGCGCCCGTACCCGCCTGTGTGAGATGCGTCCCGCGTGGGACCGCAGTGCGTTTCGCGCCGCCCTCCGCGTGTCGAGCGGTACGCACTGCGGCCCCGTCCCCCGGGAAGGTGTGGGCGATGCCCGACCGACCGCAGGCCCCCTGCACCACCCCCGGCTGCCGCAACGTCACCCCGGCCGGCGGCCGCTGCGCCGACTGCCGGGACCGGCGCGGCGCCATCGCCGAGGCCCGGCGGCCGAGCGCCGACCGGCGCGGCTACGACCGGCGGTGGTCGCAGATCCGGACCGCGTTCCTCGTCACCCACCCGTGGTGCGTGCTGTGCAAACGCGCCGCGACAGTGGCCGACCACCATCCGGTGAGCCGCCGCGACCTGGTGGCGGCGGGCGTACCCGACCCCGACGCCCCGCACTGGCTCCGGCCGCTGTGCGCGTCCTGCCACAACCGTTCAACCGCGCGCCACCAGGGCGGCGGCTGGAACCGACCCAACCGGCGACCAGCGTAGAGGCGACATGAGACGCATAACAATCGGTCGATTGGCAATGTATGTGGAGCCGCGTGATGCGTGGGTGGGCTCCTACATCGGGCCTGACGCGGTGTACTTCTGCCCGCTGCCCTTTTTCGTGGTCCGGTGGGCGCGGCGCCAGAACGGAACGTCATGAGGGGCGGTGCGCGTCGGCTGCGCCTGGTGCTGTCCATCGGGTGCGCGAAGGGCCGCCACGACCTCTGCGCCGGCACCGCCGGCCCCGACCCGGACGGCCGCTGCCGGTGCCGGTGCCACCGGGACGCTCCACCGCTAGCGGCCATGGCGCCCCGGGCCCCGGCCCGGGGGTAGTTCCGCCCCGCCCCGGCCCCGCTAGGCCCGTAGCGGCCATCGTGGCGGGCCGCGTGACCCGTGCCGGCGACCCCGGGGCGCACGAAAACCGCCCCCGACCACAGATGGGTCGGGGCGGTCCGTTACGCGCTCGGCGGCGGCGGCCTCATATACTTCGGCGGGCGCCCACGCCTGGGCCGGTTCACCCACCAGTGCTCGATCGTGGCGCGCTTCCACCGTGGCCGGTCAGGGATCGGGTTCGGATCGTCCGGGGCGGGCAGCCGCCCGGTCGACCGGTACGTCCGCAGGTTCTTGACGGCCATGCCGGTCAGCTCCGAGATCTGGGCGTACCCCAGCAGCTCCTCGGGATCGGGTTCGGTCGACTTCGTCACGGTCGGCATCCTCTCAGGCGCGGCGATCATCTGCCACCTCGCAGCTCGCGCTCGATCGCCCGGACCTCGCCCACCGTCTTTTGTCCAAAGTGGAGGTCACGCTCCACCCGGAGGAACCCGTTCGGGCCGTAACGCAGATCCCGCACCTCTTCCAGTGACACGTAGCCGAACTCCAGATCGAATCCGGACACCAGCCCGAACATCAGTTCCTCCTCCGGGTCGTACTCGGTGATGTACCAGGTCCACGAGGAACCCGGCGTGAACAGCTTCAGGTACACGACCGCGTCGTCGCCCGCCTTCTCCTGCGCGTACAGCTTCGGGATCACCGCCGCCACCTCCGCCGGCATCAGGTCAAAGGCCGGGTTGTCGTTGCTCATGCGTACACCACCACTCCGAACAGGGCGATCTCCAGGATCGCCAGCGCGCCGATAACATCGAGTTCCATCTCGTTCGTGCGGTCGGCGGCGAGGATCGCCCGGTACAGCTCGCCGCTGAGGTACATGCGCTCGCCCGCCCGGTTGCGAAGAAACCCGGCCTCCGCGTCGCGTTTGGCCCGGCGGATCTCGCCAAGCCCCTTGGCGAACGTCTCGATCGTGATGTGCCACTCCGAATCGTCATGGGAGTGGTCGGGGTCGCGGATGTCCGCGTACGCCTGCGACGGCGGGCAGTCCCACACGTAGTCCACCACCTCGAAGAACCCGTACCCGCCGTTCTCCACGGCCGTGGTCAGCACGTCGAGCAGGAACCTCTCGCGCTCCGGCGACCGGCCGGCGCTCATGCCGCGTGTCCTGCGTGGACGGTGCGGAAGCGGTACACGCCACGGCACTCAGAATCTCCACGGGCTTCCTTGGCGTGGAAGATGCAGACGCGCGCCCGGCCGTTGAGTTCGTACGGGTAGTGGAAGGCGTCCGGGTGGTACTTGGCGACATGCGTCGCCGGCCCGGGACAGCGCGTGGAGATCTCCGGTTCAGACATGAACTCACGGCAGCCGTCATGCGGGCCCCACAGTTCGATCCAGGCGTCGCATCGGATCGATGGCGCGGGCCTTCGGTTGCGTCGCATGACGGTTCCTTTCGTAGCGGGAATGGTTGCTGTTGCGTGGGTGCCGGGGTCTTGAACCCCGGTGACTGCCGGTCACCCGAACCTGCGGCTAGCGGCGGTCCAGTTCCGCGTGCGTGACGACGGCGACGGAGTAGTCGACGACCATCTGTAGGGCCGCCGCCCATGCGCTGGCGGTGTCACGGGGATCGCTGAAGCGGTAGATGATGGTGCGCCTCCGTACGTTCGGGATGCCGCCGGCCTCGTAAAGCGTGGCGACGAATCGCGTCTCGTCGGCGGTCAGCACGACGCGCCAGACCGATCCGAAGGTAACGACGGTCGCCAATTCCACGCAGTCGTCGTCGGGTCCGGTAAGTTCGCGGATCTGGTCGTCGGTCAGATCGCCGTGCGTGGTGGTGAAGGTGGCCATCACGGGTTGCTCCTCTTGCCGATGTTCGCGTGGGCGAGGATGTAGACCCAGGCGGCGATGGTCATTCCTGCGGCGGCCAGGCGTTGCCATAGGAAGGTCGGTTGGGATTTGCGCGTCATCTGCGGTGGATTCCTTTCGTACGTCGGGATGTGCTGGTGCGTGGGTGCCGGGGTCTTGAACCCCGGTGACTGCCGGTCACCCGTACCTGCTAGCGGTCGCCGAACTCCTTACGGAAGCTTCCGACGTATTCGGCGGTGATCGCGGACATGATCTCCTGGAACGTCTCGTACGATCTGTTCGGTTGGATGGGAACCGTCGTGACGGCCTGGGTCACCTGGCCGGTCCATGGGTGCAGCGGGGTCGAATAGTCGCGGACGATCGTGTACTTGGTCTCGTCGTCGTCGATGAAGACCGTGATGGTGTACAGAAACGCGGTGATCTTCGCGCATTCCTGCGCGTCGGGTCCGGCGTGTTCCGCCCATTCGGCGCGGGTCATCTGCCGCGCGGTGGTGATGTCGATGTCCATCGGAGTTCCTTTGCTAGTAATGCTTCCCGGCATTTCGCGGGTCCACCTAAATTATAGTATGCGGCGACCAATAATAGTCGGCATACGAAGGTCCAATGTGGAATTGTCGGGCTGTGCGTGGGTGCCGGGGTCTTGAACCCCGGTGACTGCCGGCCACCCGTAGCTGTCCTATGTGGATCAGGCGTCAGGCGCTTCGTACGTGACCTGGCCGTCGCGGGTCAGGAACCCGGCTTCGCCGGCGGTGATCGGGAACGAGAATGGGCTACCGTTTTCGTTGAACAACTGCACCATCGTTCCGTCGATGAGCTTGGCCAGCATCGCCGTGCCGGCGACGCGCAAGTGCACGCAGACCTCGGAGTAGGGCATGATGGCGCGGACGGCTGTGTTGGCGGGAAGGTTGACGCGCATGGTGGTTCCCTTCGGTGGGGCGGGGCGTGCTGTGACGTGGGTGCTGGGGTCTTGAACCCCAGGGACTGCCGGTCACCCGTTGCTGCCTAGTCGTTGTAGATGGACCAGTCCGGGGCGAAGCCGCCACCGGACAACCACGAGAACAGCGCGTCGGCGGATTCGGCGGCGCTTTCGGCGGCGACCTGCCGGGATGCGTTCAGTTCCTTTCGGGCGACGTCACCCAGATGCGGGTTGTCCGCGTAGTCGGCGATGTGCTGCCAACGGGCGAACGCAGATTTGAATTCGCGCAGGGCAATGGCAGGGTCCATGGGCGTGCTCCGTTCGGTGATGGGACAGATGCGTGATCGGCGGGGGAGTCGAACCCCCGGGGCGACCCAGTTCGCCGCCGATCGGTCGGGGCGCGCGGCGTGATGGGCCGCGCGCCCCGATGTAGTGGCGCCTACGCCGCGCGGCGACGACGCGGGGCGGTGGGGACCGGGGCGACGACCGGGGCGACGACCGGGGCGCGGTGGACGACATTGGCATCGCGGCACGCGCGACATTGGGTCGCGCGACCTAGTACCCCATCGGCGTCACGCCGCGTGGTCGGGAATTTCCGGATCGGCAACGATTCGTTGCACGTGCGGCACGTGGCAACGTCATCGACTAGTGCCGATGCGCGCGCGGTGGCGGCCGCTAGTACGCCGCGCGCCATGTAGTCGGCGTGGCGCGCGGCGACCATTTCGTCGTCCGTCAATGCGACGACCGGGGCGACCGTGACGACCGGGGCGACCGGGGTACGCGGGGTACGCGGGGCGCGCGCGGTGGGCGCGGTGACCGGGGTAGCGGTGGGGGCGGTGGTACGTGCGTTGCGCGTGCGTGCCATGGGGATCAATTCCAATCGATTCGTGTCCGGTGGCCCCGTCCGCGTCGCGCGCGGTGGGCGGTGGGTCTACCCAAATCATACACGCCGCGCCCCAATTTATGGGGGCCTTTGTCCGGTTCGGGAAAATGTGTGACCCTACCCACTTGTTGATCGTCGTCGATGCGGTTCGTCCGATGTGGACGATGATGTCGGTCGATGTGACGGGGAGGGGTGTCCGGAATCACAGGTCCTCGGTGTTGACTCACCCACGGGTGGTAACGACGGATATGGTGACAGGTTTTGGCGAAATGGGTACAGCAAAGCCAAGGGAGACAAGGCAATGAGCAAGCCACGCTTCCGTCGCTTCGTCCTGGAGCGGACAGAAGACGTTACGGGTGTGTCGGGTGTGGGTGTTGTGGCAGAAGGGGTGCAGTTCTCGGACGGGACTGTCGCTCTGCGCTGGGCTTCACAGTGGCCGACCTCCGTTGTCTTCCACGAGCGGGGCGTTGAGGCGGTCAAGGCGGTGCACGGCCACAACGGTCTGACGCAAATCGTGTGGCAGGACCTGTGACCGAGGCGAAGATCGCCGAATCTCTCCGCGCGCTGGCGGTACCGATCGACGGCCTCACCCTGTTGCCCGGCAACCCCCGGCGCGGTGATGTCGAGGCGGTGGCCCGGTCGCTGGTCGCGTTCGGCCAGCGCAAGCCGGTCGTGGTGCGCCGCGATGGAGTGGTGATCGCAGGCAACCACACCACGATGGCGGCCCGCGACCTTCTCGGCTGGCCCGAGCTGGCGGTGGTCTACGTGGATGACGACGAGGCGACGGGCAAGGCTTTCGCGTTGGCGGACAACAGGACCGGCACCCTCGGCGGGTTCGACGACGCAGACCTCGCCGCGATGATGGCCGAGGTGGAGGCGTTCGACCCGGAGCTGTTGATCGCGGCCTCGTACTCGTCGGCGGACATCGCCGCACTACTCGGCCAGGGCGGGGCTGTAGAACCGGACGACGCGCCCACGCCGTCGTTATCCGACCGGTTCCTCATCCCACCGTTCACCGTGTTCGATGGTCGCTCGGGCTGGTGGCGCAGCCGCAAGCGCTCCTGGCTGTCCATCGGCGTCAGCTCCGGCGACGGCATCACCTCCCACGACGGCCGGGGCGAGCGACTGGCGTTCCATGCGGTGTCGGCGGACCCGAACTACTACGGCCAGAAGCGCGAGACGGAACGACGCCTCGGCCGTGAGTTGACCAACCCGGAGTTCGAGGCGGACTACTACAAGCCCGCCGACCGGGCCTCGGCCGCCGCCGGCACATCGGTCTTCGACCCCGTGTTGTGCGAGATCGTCTACCGCTGGTACGCCCCCGACGCCGGCCGGGTCCTCGACCCCTGGGCCGGCGGCTCGGTACGCGGCATCATCGCCGCGATGCTCGGCCGCCAGTACGTCGGCGTGGAGCTGCGCGGCGAGCAGGTGACCGCCAACGAGGAGCAGGCGTCGGAGGTCCTTGACGGCGTCGCCAACCCGCCGGAGTGGATCACGGGGGACTGCCTCGCCGTGCTCCCCACCCTTGAGCGCGAATTCGCCGACCTCGTGTTCGGGTGCCCGCCCTACTTCGACCTTGAGGTGTACAGCGACGACCCCCGGGACCTGTCCACGATGAAGCCCGAAGCGTTCCTGGCCGCGTACACCCGGATGATCGCCGCCGCCGCCGGCTGCCTTCGCCCCGACCGGTTCGCGGTCCTCGTCGTCGGCTCGGCGCGCAGTCCCCGTACCGGGCTGCTCCATGACCTGCGGGGCCCGACCGTACGGGCCGCCGAACAGGCCGGCCTACGCCTCTACAACGAGGCGATCCTGGTCAACCCGGCCGGATCGCTCCCGGTCCGCGCGGCGCGGCAGTTCATGGCCTCGCGCATCCTCGGCCGCACGCACCAGGACGTACTCGTGTTCGTCAAGGGCGACCGGAGTCGCGCCACGAAGGCGTGCGGGACGGTGGATGCCGAGAGCCTTGCCGACGCCCTCGCGGCGGCGGTCGACGAGGTGGGCTCCGAACCCGAAGGCTAGTTTTCGCGTACCCCCCCGGGGTCACCCAGCGACTAAGGTTCCCCGCATGATTGTGGTGACCGTGTCCCTCACCCAGGCCCACGAACGGCTACCCTCGTTGGTCGCCGACCTGGCCGGCACCGAGGATCGGGTGGTGATCACCCGGGACGGCGTACCGACCGTGGTGATCCTTGCCGTGGAGGCCCTGGCCGCGCTGTCCGAGCCCGGGGCGGTCGCGGAGGCGGTCGACGACGCGGGCCCGGACCCTGCCCGCTAGTCCCCGCCACGGTGCCCACGGCCGGCCGTGGGCACCCGGATAGCCCCGGAACGGCGCTAGGCCCGCCACGGCGATCGTGACGGGCCTAGCGGGGGTCCCGGGTCGGGGCGGGGCGTGCCGCCGGCTAGCCGGACTTCGGTACGCGGGCCGCGCGCTGGCACGCCCGGCACACCTTGCCCCGACCGATGACGCCGTCCTTGTTCGGCGCCGTCGTCGGGAACGACGAGATCGGCTTCACCGTGGCGCACGCGCCCGCGCACAGCTGTGTCTCGCCGGACGCCATCGACTGTTCCCGGGTCGCCGCCGCCTTCGCCGACCGGGCCGCGATCTCGGGCGTGCGCTCGGCTTTCGCCGGCACCGACTTCAGCGCGCGCTGCTGTGCGCGTACCTCGTTGAGGCCGCCGCCGGCCGGGGTACCCGTTGCCCCGGGGTCGCCCGCCGGCACGGACTTCAGCGCCCGCGGCGCCTTCGCGGGCGCCTTGGCCGGTGCCGACTTCTGCGCCTCCGTTGCGGGCGCCGCCTTCTGCGCCGGGACCTTCGCCGCCGTCTTCTTGACAGCCATATCTACCAACCCTTTCACGTCTCGCCCCGGCGCGGGGTGCGCCGGAAAACCCACTTTGCGCACACCCGGCCGGCTACGTAAAGGGTCAGCGCAGCGCCAATTTGAAACCGACGCTCCTCAATGGACAGAAAGGAGGCGAGTCATGGGACGACGCGGACCACAGCCGAAGCCGACGAACCTCCGCCTACTTCACGGCGACCGCAAGGACCGGATCAACGTCAACGAGCCGCAGCCGATGGACGGCCTTCCCGAGTGCCCGGACGGCACGACGGCCGAGGTGCGCGTGATCTGGGACTACACCCTCAGCCACCTGGGGCACATGCGCCTGGCCACGCCCGCCGACCGCGACGCCCTCCTCGCCTATTGCGAGGCGGTGTGGACGCACCGCCGCGCCTCCGAACTCATGGCCAAGTCGAGCGTGCTGATCCAGGGCCTCCATGGTGGACTCGTGCGCAACCCGGCCCTACAGATCCAGCGCGACGCGGCGATGGTGATGCGCGCCTACGCGCACGAGTTCGGCCTGACGCCGGCCGCGCGTTCACAGATCAGCTACGGCCCGGGTGAGGTCACCGTTGGCGGCCCGTCGCGCCTCCTCAGCGGCAGCTAAGCAGCCCGAGTGTGGCCACACCCTCGACGGGGTCACCTGCACCAAGCGGGGGCCGCACCACTGCGAAACCCGGGTCACCCACGTGGTCCGGTTCTTCGCCGAGATCCTGGTGCACACCAAGGGCCGCTACGCCCGCCGCCCGTTCATCCTCGCCATCTGGCAGCTAGCGGAGATCGTCAATCCGTTGTTCGGCTCCGTGGTCTGGTCCACCGAGTCGCAACGATACGTGCGCCGCTACCGCATCTGCTGGATCGAGCTGGCCCGCAAGAACGGTAAGTCCGAGCTGCTGGCCGGCATCGCCCTGTTCCTCCTCGTCGCCGAGGATGAGGAGGGGGCGGAGATCTACGGGTGTGCGTGCGACCGCGACCAGGCGCGCAAGGTGTTCGATGTCGCCAAGCGCATGGTGCAGCTCTCCCCGGTCCTGTCCGCCCGGCTCAAGATCTATGAGCAGGCCAAGCGGATCAGCGACGAACAGACCGGTAGCTACTACGAGATTGTGGCGGCCGACGCCGCCGGCAACCTCGGCCACAACCCGCACGGCGTCATCCTCGACGAGGTCATCACCCAGCGCGACGGTTCACTGTGGACAGCCATGCGTACCGCCATGGGCGCCCGTGACCAGCCCCTCATGGTGGCCGCGACGACGGCGGGCGACGACCCGCAGGGGTTCGCGGCCGCCGAGCACGCGGAGATGATGCGCATCCGCGACGATCCCGACCGCGCACCCCACGTCCTGGTGGTCTGCCGCAACCTTCCCGCCGACGACGATCCCTGGGACGAGCGCAACTGGGTTCACCCGAACCCGGCGTTGGGCACGTTCCTGAGCCTTCAAGCCCTTCGGGACGAGGCGATGGAGGCCCGCAACGATCCGGCGAAGGAAAACTCGTTCCGCCAGTTCCGCCTCAATCAATGGGTTGCCCAGTCGACGCGGTGGATGCCCATGTACCTGTGGGACACCAACGTCGGGGACCTGTGGCCGACCCCGATCTGGGGCCGCGAGGCGTTGCATGGTCGCACCTGCTACGCCGGCTTCGACCTCGCGGCCAAGTTCGACCTCACCGCGTGGTGCCTGTTGTTCCCGCCGGAGGTGGAGGACGGGCCCATGCACCTGCTCTGGCGGTTCTGGTTGCCGGAGGCGGGCCTGGAACGGCTGGACAAGCTCAACGACGGCAAGTTCACCCGGTGGGCCAAGGCCGGCTGGTTGACCGTCACCGAGGGAAGCATCATCGACTACGACCGGGTCCTCGCCGACATCGGCATCGATGCCACCAACTTCGCCATACGCGGCGCGCACTGCGACGAGTGGTCGATGTGGCCGGTCATCAACCAGGTTGCCAACACCTGCGGCCTCGATGTCGACAACGGCGAGGTTGTCGCGTACCGAAACACCTACGATCGGATGAGCGGTGGCCTCACCGACATCTTCGGCTTCACGAAGAACCAGCGCCTCGCCCACCACGGCAACCCGGTCGCGCACTTTTGCTTCGACTCGTGCGAGGTGCGGCGGGCGCCCTACGACCCGAACCTGGTGCGCCCGTCCAAGCCCGACCGTGGCACGGACCGGGCCCGCATTGACGCGGTACCCACGGCCGCGATGGCGGCCAGTGCGATGCGCCAGTTCGAAGCCGAGCCCGCCCGGGTGTCGGCGTACGAGACGGACGGCCTGATGGTCGTCTGATCAACCAACGGGGGAACGAACCATGAGCTGGAGTCTCAACGCGAGCGGGCACACGGCGTCCGAAGAGGACGAGAAGGCGTTCCTGGACAAGCTCGCGCCACTGATGCAGGACGACCTCAACGGCGTCTATGGCGCCAGCATCTCGACCCAGTACCACGGGGCGGTCAACCTGCGCGAGTACACGGCCGAAACCAAGGCCGAGTGAATCTTCGACGATGGCCCGTGCGGAGGCGTGTGCTCGTCAACCTCGTTGACGGCCGCGCCTTCGACGGCATCCTCTACGCCAAACGCGGCCCACTGCTGGAGCTGCGCGACGCCCGACTCCTCGAACCGGGCGACGAAGCGGTGGCGCTCGACGGCGCCGTGATTGTCGAGCGGCCGAAGGTCGCATTCATCCAGGTACGCGACTAGCGGGGCAGGCGAATAGAGATGGCGTTTGTGGTCACGGCCGGGCAGCTCCAGTCGGTGCAACGGTCCTACAACAGCTACCAGGCGATGGGCGGACCGTACCTGCGTACCGTCGCGCTGTCGCCGACGCTGACCCAGACGTACGGGCAGTTGTGGCGTGCGCAGCCGGCCGTGCGCATGGTCACCGGCTTCCTCGCCCGCAACGTCGCGTCCCTGTCCCTGGACCCGTACCGGCGGGTGTCCGCGACCGACCGGGTCAAGGCCACCGACCACCCGCTGTCCCGGCTCCTCGAACGGCCCATGCTGGGTAGCAAGCTCACCAAGTACCGGCTGCTCAGCTACCTCATGCATGACCTGTGCATCTACGACTCGGCGTACTGGTTGAAGATGGCGACCACGCGCGGCGGGGTGGGTATCCAGCCGATACCGCCCAGCATGGTCACCCCGTTGGGCAGCAACATCCTCAGCCCGGCCGGGTACCGTATCACCGGCAACAACGGTCACCGCGACTACGACCCCGACCAGCTCGTGCACTTCCACGGCTATAACCCGGAGGACATGCGCGAGGGCGTGGCGCCGATCGAGACGTTGCGCCAGATCCTCGCCGAGGAGCATGCGGCCACGGTGTACCGGGAACAGATGTGGCGCAACGGGGCCCGCGTCGCCGGCTACATCAAGCGCCCCAAGGACGCTCCAAAGTGGTCGGACCCCGCCCGGACGCGGTTCAAGTCCGAGTGGCAGGCCCAGTACGCGGGCGACGGACCGCAGACCGGCGGCACCCCGATCCTCGAAGACGGTATGGAGTTCGCCGGATCGTCGGTGACGCCCCGCGACGCCCAGTACGTGGAGGCCCGCAAACTCACCCGCGAAGAGGTGGCGGTCGCGTTCTTCGTCAACCCGGTGATGCTCGGCCTGATGGACGGTGCCACCATCGGCAACTTCGCCGAGATCCACAAGATGCTGTACCAGGACACGCTTCCGCCGTGGCTGACCCAGATCTCGCAGGACATCGAATGCCAGCTCCTCGACGATCTTGATCCGTCCTCACAGGACGGTTCGGTGTATGTGGAGTTCAACATCAAGGTGAAGCTGGCTGGGTCGTTCGAGGCGCAGGCCGGGGCGCTCCAGTCGGCGGTGGGCGGGCCGTGGATGACCCGCGACGAGGCCCGGGCGATGAACAACCTCCCGCACGTCGACGGAGCCGACGAACTCATCGTGCCGCTCAACGTGGTGGCCGGCGGTCTGGCCTCACCCAACGACACCGCGCCCGATGAGCCCGACAACGGGCCCAGCAACGGCCAGCCGCCCAAGGCCGCCGTGATCGCCGCCCTGCAACGCCGCCAGGAGCAGACGATCCTGTCGCGCCTGGGTGGCAAGGCGGACGCCGGCATCACCGAGATCTTCGACCTCGACCGGTGGAACGCGGAGCTGGCCGCGGATCTCACCAAGGCCGGCGTGAGTGGCGCCGACGACATCGCCCGGGCCGTCAACGCCCAGGCGTGGACGGCGCTGCACGGCGCCCTCCGCGAGAACGACCGGGCCGGCGCCGTCCGGGCCCTCTACGCCGCCTACCGCACCGAAGGGCAAACGTCATGAAGTTCAAGGCTTGTACCGCCTTCAAGGTGGCCGACGACATGGCGAGCGGGCAGTTCGAGGCCATCGTCAGCGTCTTCGGCAACATCGATCACGTCGGCGACGTGGTCATGCCCGGCGCCTTCACCGAAACCCTCGCCGCGTGGAAGGCGACCGGCGACCCGATCCCGGTCCTGTGGTCACACCGCATGGATGACCCCCGGTTCTCCATCGGCGTCGTTCAGGAGGCGGCCGAGCTGATGCCCGGCGACGCGCGGATACCCGAGTGGGTCGACACCTGGATCAAGGAGCACGGCGGCCTATGGGTACGCGCGCAGCTCGACATGGGCGCCGACGCCTCCGAGGTCGCGGTGGCCGCCCGCAAGCTGCTCGCCGACCGGCGGGTCAAGCAATTCAGCTTCGCCTACGACACCCTCGACAGCGGTTGGGGCAAGGTCGATGGCCAGGAGGTATACGAGCTGCGCAAGCTCGGCCTGTTCGAGGTGTCCTGCACCCTCGTCGGGTGCAACGACCTCACCCAGCTTCTGGGCGCCAAGGCTGCGGCCCTGGCATCCGGATGGTCGGACCTGATCAAGGAGCCGACCAAGTTCGCCCGCCTCGTGTCGGACATGACCGAGGCGGAGTTCCGGGCCGTGCTCGACGAGATGGCCAAGGCCGACTCGGGGCGCCGGAACGACGGGGGCACAACCGAAGGTGAGCCGGCCAAGCGCGAGGAGCCCGAAGGGGCCAAGCGCGAGGAGCCGCCAACGCTCGACGCTGCGACCGACCGTCTGCTCGCCGATCTCTCGCTACTGGAGCTTGAGGTCGCACTCAGCTAACGGAAGGCACGACGACGCATATGAATACTCAAGTACGCGACGCCATTCTGGCGGAGATCAAGGCCGCCCGCGACATCGGCGACCTGGCTACCAAGGAGAACCGCGACCTCACCGGCGAGGAGCGGGCGAAGGTCACCACGCACATCGAGAACGCGACGAAGATGCGCGTCCGCGAGACCGACAAGGCAGACCTGGCCAAGCAGCTCGGCGAGCTGGCCGACGGCATCGGCATGGAGCCGGACGAGAAGGCCAAGGTCAACCCCGACCAGTACGCCCCGGTCGGTAAGGCCCGCTCCCTCGGCAAGTCCTTTGTGGACTCCGCCGAGTACAAGGACATGGTCGGCAACGTACCGCCGGGCGGCTACTTCAGCGAGAAGTCGCGAGTGCAGTCGGCACCCTATGGCGTCAAGGACCTGCTCACCGGTGCCGACCACGCCACCTCGGCCGGCGCGCTCACCGTGCCGCAACGGCTCGGTCTGCTGGACCCGTTCTACCAGCGTCCGCTGACCATCCGGCAGCTCGTCACCAACGGCACCACCGGAAGCGACACGATCGAGTACGTCAAGCTGGTCACCGCGACCAACAACGCGGCGCCGGTACCGGAGGCCACGACCACCGCCGAGATCGGCAGCGGCACGCCGGCGGTCACGACGGTGCAGGGCGGTCTCAAGCCCGAGGGTGCGCTGGTCTTCCAGAAGGCCACCACCACCGTCAAGACGATCGCGGAGTGGATCCCCGCCACCAAGCGGGCCCTGTCCGACGCGGCGCAGGTGCGCACCCTCATCGACGCCTTCCTCATGTACGGCCTCGAAGAGGAGCTGGAAGACCAGATCGTCGCCGGCAACGGCGTCGGCGAGAACTTCAACGGCCTGATCGGCACATCCGGTATCCAGACCCAGGCCGCGCCCGGCGCGGGCCAGGACGTCTTCGACATCACCCGGATGGCGCGACGGAAGGTACGCATCGGCGGGCGCTCCATCCCGACCGCGTTTGTACTCAACCCGATCGACTGGGAGGCCATCGAACTCAAGCGCAACGTCGACGGCATCTTCTATGGTGCCGGTCCGTTCTCGATGATGACGCCGTCCCTGTGGGGTCTGCCCGTCGTCGAATCCGAGGCGATGCCGGCCGGTACCGGCTTCGTGGCCGACTGGTCCAAAGCGGTCCTGTGGGACCGCGAACAGGCCAGCATTCAGGTCACCGACAGCCACGCGGACTTCTTCATCCGCAACCTGGTCGCCATCCTCGCCGAGCTGCGCGCCGCGTTCGCGGTCCTGCGGCCCAGCGCATTCGTCAAGATCACTCTGTAAGGGGGTGGGGGCGCCCGTGCATTGCCTTGTCTGCGGTGCCGTGCACGCGACCTGTGGACCGGTCGGCACGGGCACCCCCGTCACCCTCGACGGACCTACCCAGGAGTCGTACACCGTGAACGAACTACGCGAGTACCGGGTCAACCTCAACGGCATCGAAACCACCGCCATGCTGTCGCCGGAGGACGCCGTGCTCTACGGCGCCGTGCCGGTCGAGCCCGCCCCACAGATCGTGACCGTCCGCAGCGTCGAGGTGCCCAACACCGCCCGCCGCGCGGCCACCAGGGCGCGGTAGGCGTGGACCCGCTCGTCACCGCCGAGGAGCTGGCCGACTACTGCCGTCGCCCGCTCGATGTCGCGGGCGACGGCCTCGCCGTCGCGCTCGCCTCCGGCCTGGCCCGTTTGTACTGCGGCTGGTCCATCTCCAGCGAGCAGGCCACCTTCGTCCTCGACGGCAACGGCACCCGCATTCTGAGCCTGCCCACGCTGCTCCTGCTCGGCGTCGACGAGGTCATCGTCAATGGAGTGGTCATCGTCGCGGCGGCCGACGACGCCGAGGCCGGTTACGACGAGTACACGTGGTCGGCGAACGGCCAACTCACCCGCTGGTGCGGCTGGCCGTACCGGATGCGCGGTATCACGGTCAAGTGCGCCCACGGGTACGACGACACCCCGGACGCCGTCCGCGCCGTCGTCTTCGCCCTGGGCGCCGACATCGCCGGCAACCCCGAGGGCCTGATCTCCAAGACGGTGGGGCAGGTGAGCCGCACGTACGCCACCAAGGCCATCACCCAGCGCCTCACCGGCCTGCAGCTCGCTCAGCTCGACGGCTACCGGTTGCCATGAGCGGAAGCCTCGGCCACGACTCGATCATCGTGATCAACGCAACCCTTTCCGTCGATCCTCGCCACAACACCGAAACCCGCCGCTGGGCCACCGCGACCGAGACGCCGGTACTCGGATGCAGCGTGCAGCCGTTCGAGGCCGCCGAGGACGACGCCGGCCGCGAATACGCCCGCACCCGCCTCAAGCTGTTCGCCCCGCCCACCGCGCCGCTCGTGGCCACCTCACGGGTCCGGTTCGCCGGCAAGGACTACGAGGTGGATGGGGAACCCGGACTGTGGCGCGACGGCGGCGGCCCGCTCGACCACATCCAGGCCGTCATCAAACTCAGGACGGGGTGAGCCGTGGCCACCTTCGGGGACGCCGAGGCGGCGGCGATCGCGATCCTCACCGCCGACGCCGCCATCATCGCCAAGGACGTCACCGTGTCCACCACCCTCGTCGGACTCGACGAGCAGCCGCGGTGGCTCCAGGTACATCGGGCCGGCGGTGTGCCGACCGCCTGGATGGGCCTGGACAACGCGCAGGTCGCCATCGCCGCGTACGGCGAAACCCAGAGCGAAGCCCTCGACCTGATCAACGCCGCCCGGGCCGCCATCCTCGCCGCCCGGGGCATCTACACCGGCTGGGGCCTCGCGCTCTACGACGTGTCCGATCAGCTCGGCGTCGCCTACGACCCGGACCCGCTCACGCCGTCCCTGGCCCGGTACACGCTCACCCTGACCCTGGTCACCCGGCCGGCATGACCCGAGAGGCGACACCGTGGCCGTACTAACCGCCCTACGTCTCACGCTGGCGGCCGATCTCGCCCCGTTGGGCATCGCGGTACACCCGGCCTGGCCGGACGACCTGGAATTGCCCTGCGCGTTCATCACCCCGCCGATCGCCGCGCCCTACCTCATCGCCGGCCAGACGTTCGGCACCTTCACGGCCTCCCTCGACCTGGTCATCATGGTCGACCACACGGACGGCGTGACCGCCCTGACCCAGCTTGAAGCGCTGATCGAGGCGGCGGCGGTCAACACCGCCGATTGGCTCCTGACCGGCGTGGACGCTCCGGCGCCCATGTCGGCCAGCGAAGGGGGCGCCGAATACCTGGCGTCGATCATCCATCTCAGTAAATCGGTAAGAATCGAAGGGGCCTAACATGTCGCAGCTCGGCAAGCGTCAACTCACCCTGTCCATCGACGGCGATTCGGTCACGGCGGAGGTGTCCAGCGCGGAGATCACGAGCAAGGCCGCCGACGCCGGCACCGTGACCTTCGCCAACGCCGCAGCCGGCGGCACCCGCGAGTACGGGCTGAAGCTCACCTTCATTCAGGACCCGGCGGCGGCGTCCCTGTGGGACAAGGTCTGGGCGCACGCGGGCGACGACGTGGTCGCGATCCTCCGCCCGGCCGGCGGGGTCGCCGGTCCCGATCACCCGGTCTTCACCGGCACGGTCACCATCACCGAACCCGACGGCACGATGCTCGGTGGTGAAGCGTCGACGAGTGCGGTCGAACGATTCACCACCGAGGTGGAGTGGATCTACCTGGCCAAGCCGGTCCGGACGTTCGCGTAGCACAGTGGCGCGCGTCGGAATCAGGACCCGGGTCCGTGGCGTACCGAAGCTCCTTCGGGACATGCGGGCTATGGGCGCCGACATCGGCAACCTTCACGCCGCCTACCACGACATCGCCATGCTCGGAGTGGAGCTGGCAAAGGGTTTCGCTCCCCGGGGTCGTACCGGACACCTCATTCGGTCAATCCACGGCTACTCCAAACCGGGGTACGTCACGATCCGCGCCACCGCTGTGTACGCGGGCCCGATCAACTACGGCTGGCGCAAGCGCAACATCGCCGCCGCGCACTTCATGCAACGCGCGGACAGGTCGATCCGGCCGCACGTCGAGATGATCCTGCGCAACGCCATCGACCGAGCAATCGCAAAAGGAGGATTCAAGTGAGGCAAGAGCGCGTCACTCCGTTCGTCGTGGACATCCCGCTCGACGACGCCGTGGAGGAGCTGACTGGCTTCGAGATCATCGCCATATCCAAGCGCTTCGACGAACACCTCAGTGAGCTTGACCCGCTGCTCACGTTGATCGGAACGGTGTGGGCGTTCGAGAACCGCGACGGTAAGAGCCGTTCCTGGAACTCGGTATTGGCCATGACGCAGCGCCAGATCCAGGACTACTTCGCTGACCCGAACCCGGACCCGGACAGCGATCAGGGAAAAGGCGACGGCGAAAGCAGCGGGATGACCGCGATCTAGCCATCTGGTGTGTCCACACCGGACAGTCCCCGGCGACGTACTACGGCCTGACCCAGGGGCAACGCGAATGCTTTGTGCAGGAACAGAACAGGGTCAACAAGAAGAGTTGAGGTGAGTCGGCGTGGCCTCGATCATCCGGATCAGCATTGTCGGCAACGCCTCCGACGCCGTGCGCGCTATGCGCGCCGTCGAAGGCGAAGCCACGGCGATGGACCGGGTACTTGCCGCCACCGGCCGACGCAACGAGGCGCGCGCCGCCCGGGCCGTCTCCAGCAACGAGGCGTTGGTCGCCAGCACCCGCGGCCTTCGTCGGGCCGGCAAGGATGCCGACGTGTACGGTCGGGCGGTCCAGCGCGCCGCTGGGGCCGTGCAGCGCACCGCCAGCGGTGTGCAAAGCGCTTACGCCGGCACCCACCGCCTCAAAAACGAGGTCCGCGGATTCAACCGCGAGGCGGAGAAGTTGGGCCGGTTCGGCGGTCTACTGAAGACCTTGAACACTCAGATGCGCGACTTCAGCGGGCCCAAAATCAGCCTGTGGAGCCGGCTGTCCGGCGTGCTCGGCAAACGCCTCGCCCTGTTGACCGTGGCGGGCGGGTTCCTCCTCCCGGTCATCCTGCATCTCGCCAGCGCGCTGGTTCCGTTGGGCGGCGGCTTCCTTGCCATGCCCGCCATGGTCCTCGGGGCCGCCGCCGCGTACGGCACGTTGAAGCTCGCCCTGTTCGACGTGAAGAAGGCGCTCGGCGCCGGGTTGACCGGCAACGTCACCCTCCTCAACACCACGTTGGCGAAGATGTCGCCGCCCGCCCGCACGTTCGTGCGCTCCGTCCTGTCGCTGCAACGGCCACTACAGGCCATGCGCAACACCGTCTCCGGCCAGTTCTTCGGCCCGTTCGCCAAGGAGATCAAGCCGCTCGCGGCGCGGTACCTGCCGATGGTCACCAAGGGAACGAGCGAGATCGCCCGGTCGATGGGCACCGTCGTACAACGGTTCAGCCAGGCCGCCCGCAAGGGCGTGGCGTTCAGCGGCATCCGCATGCTGCTGCACAGCTCGGCCGTGGGCATCGGTGGGGCTGGCGCCAACATCGGCAAGGTCACCGACGCCGTTGGTCGCCTCCTCCTCGTCGGCGGTCCGGCGATTGCCCGCATCGGGAAGAACATCGGGATCGCCTCCGGCAAGTTCGCCGACTTCATCAAGCGGTCCGCCGGCAACGGCAAACTCAAGGCGTGGATGGAGGGCGCATTCGGCGCCGCCCGCAACCTAGGCCGGATTCTCAGCGCCATCTTCTCCATCCTCAACAGCGCCAACAAGGCGATCAAGGCCGGCAACAGCAAGACGTTGCTGCAACGGTGGGCCGACGCGACGGAACGTCTCGCCAGGTTCCTCAAAACCGGCAAGGGCATCGACAGACTCACCAAAGCCGTGCGGGCGCTGGACAAGATGGGCGCCTTCGTCGCCCGCACCTTCCGTGGCGCCGGCACCACCATCGGGCAGGCCGCGAAGATCGTGGGGCCGGCGCTCGCCGAAGCGGCGAAGCACGCGGCCGCGCTGTTCACGGCCCTCCGGCCCACGATCCCCGCATTTGCCGAGATATCCCGGATTCTGCTGCTCGCCATCATCCCGATCCTCGACCGGGTAACAAGGTTCCTGTCCAAACACGAAACTCTGACCAAGGGCATCGGCCTCGCCGTTGGACTCATGTACCTCAACATGCGCCTGTTCTCGGGCAGTCTCGGTACCGCGCTCAAGATCGCCCGGCTCTACAAGGCCGTCGCGGAGGCCACGGCCGTGTTCAACGCGGCGTCAGCGGTCAGCGGCGTCGCTGCGGCCGGCAAGGCGTCCAAAGCAGCCAAGATAGCAGGCGCCGCGGGCGGTGCCGGTGGGCTTGCAGGTCTCGCGCGGCTAGTGGTGTCGGGTGGCTGGATCACCGTCATCATCGCTGTCGTTGCCGCGCTGGCGATCGGGATCTATTTGCTCGCCACGAAAACGCGGTTCTTCCAGATGGCGTGGAAGGACGCCTGGTCCGGCGCGCGGGTCTGGGCTGACCAGTTTGTGAGCTGGTACAACCAGTTCATGTCGTGGATCAAGAAGAAGGTTGACCTGATCATCAAGTGGTACAAGGAGCTGCCGATGCGCATCGCGGACGGCATGCAGCAGGGCTTCAAAGACCAGTGGCATAAAGTGACCAGCACGTTCGAGGACGCCGCGAACGCGATACCCAGCGCGTTCAAGAAGATCCTGGAACTGGGGTCGCCGTCGCGCCTCATGGCCCGGATGGGCGGCCACGTCGGCGAGGGTCTGGCCAACGGCATCGTTGCCAAGGTTCCCCTCATCAAGCGCGCGATGCGTGCCCTCGTACAACCGGTGCGGATGGCCGGCAGCGGACTCGGCGCCCCCGTCGTTCAACTCCGGGGCGTGGCGGCAGACGGATCGGTCACCGCCCCGGTCGCCGCCGGCTCGGCCGGCGGAGCCGCGTACTCCATCACGGTGAACGTCGCCCCGGGCGCCGACCCGGCGGAGGTGGGTCGCCAGGTGGTCAAGTCGATCGAGGCGCACGAACGCCGCGCCGGACGCAAACGGCTTCTCCCGGCCGGGGCCACCACATGAACCGGGTGAAGTACAACTACCGCCTCTTCGCCCTCCACCGCCTCAGCGGCCTCGCGTGGCGCACCGTACCGTCGGCGACCTTCACCTGGAGTTCGGACTACACCCTCGCCGACCACACCGAGGGCGTACCGCCCAGCCCGGTATCAACACTGGTGCTGGGTAGTGAGACGGCCACCGTGTCCCTGAGCCGATGGGACACGCAGGGCGACATCCTCTTCACCGGAGACAAGGTCCGGGCGATGTACGCGGGCCGGATCTTCTTCTACGGCACCGTGGAGAGCGTGTCCGTGACAACCGTCGCCGACCCGGCCGCCGCCAAACACGGGGCATTGAAGCGCCTTGACATCACGGCGGCGGTCGGCGGCTTCTACGCCGACCTGTTGTCCCGCACCGTCCATTGGCCGGACCTGCCCGAGGAGAAGTGGTACCCGGACCGCATCAACCGACTGTTCGACCTGGACGGTCACGGCGTCGAAATCGTGGGGTGGTAAGCGATGTCGTTCCCCTGGATCGCACCATCGATAATCAAGATCACCATAACGGGGCCGCTCGGCGACTTCATTCAGGACCCGCCGGCCACGGTGGCGCCCATGGACGCCTGGGAGCGCGACCTGGTCGGACCCGCCGTACTCGCCGACCACACCTACGGCACCTGGTGGACCTTCCGGGGGCTCGACGAGGGATTCCTGAAGCTGAGCATCATCAGCACAAACGACGCCTACGCCGGGTACCTGGTGTACGACACAACCAGCAACACCGACCGCACCCTGATGCACCAGTTCGACGACGCGGGCGGCTTCACGGTCGCGCTGGACAAGCTCTACTTCGTTTTCGGTATCGCGAGCCGGCCGGACGCATTCATCGTCCTCCGCGCCAACGGCATCGCCTCGTACGCCCTCGCCCCGGTCATCATCAAGGACCCGGACGACGCGATCGTGGAGGAGCACCACTCGGTGTCGTTCGTCTCGGCCGGCGGCGGGCGACCCGAACCGACCATTCAGTGGCAACGGCACGAGGGATAGAGGAAGGTCGGCATGGGGCTCATCCGTCACAATGACACGCTCGGCGGCGACCACGTACCCGTCACCGTGGCCAACTCGGGCGGCAGCAACGGCGACGCCTTCACCGCCGCGACCACGGTCGGCCCCGGAACCCTCGTCTATGACATCGCCAAGCGCGCCATCTACGCCGCCGGCAACACCACCACCGAGTCCGAGTACGGGGAGGCGTATGTCCTTTGGGAATACCCGGTACAGGTGGACAGCTACACCCGGACTGAATTCTTCCTGCCGCCAAATCCCGCAGGCGGAATGCCCCTCATGCAGAACGACGCCCTACAGGTCGTCGTCACCGGCGACGGCTTCGGATCGTCGCCGGCCGACGGCATCACCGTCGTACACAGCTCCACCTCCGGGGTCATCGTCCTTCACTCCACCAGCTCCGTGCCCACCGACAACTGGTTCCGCGTCGAAACCCACCTGCGGTATGCGGACCCCGGCGGTGGCTTGGAAGTACGGATCTTCGCCAACCGCTTCGATACCGAACCCAGCGAAGTCCTACAAGCAAGTTTCGATCAACTCTATTTGGGCACCCACGTCTTTTCGCTCGGGCTCTACGGGTCGGCGGTGCCGACCATGCGCGAACTCTGGTTCGCCAACCCCGCGCTCGACGACACGTACTGGGTGGGCGCCGCCGACGGCTGGTACAACATCGACGGAGCCACCCACTCGACCCTGACGTTCGTGGCCGAGATGGCCGACGACGGCGCGCAGTTCCGGGCCAAGTACAGCAACGTCAACGGCGAGGCGATCACCAAACCCGCAACGCTGACGGTCACCCCCGACACCACCATCACCGACCCGCCGGACACACCAGACCCAAAGCGGCCCGACAAGGTCGTGGAGGCGTGGACCGCCGGGTCCGGCAACCTCCTCGACATCATTCGGCGGTTCAGCACCGATGTTCGGCGCGCGGTACGGCTCACCAGCGAGAAGACGGTCCAGATAGTGCATTGGCCGTCGCGCATGCCCGCCGGCATGACGCAGGCCGACGCCGCGTCCATGTACCACTCGTCCACCCGCGTGGCGACGGCCGGCGTCCAGGCGCTCAGCCTGGAAAGCAACAACCTCGCCCAATCCGCGTCGGCCGACCTATGCACCAACGACGTACGCCTGGTCACCTCGACGTGGCGCATCCCCGACGAGCTGCCCGTGTACGGTATCGGCCCCGCGCCCGTCGCCCGCGTCACGTACACCTTCAGCCCCCAGGGCTTCGACGGCACCCTTGAATTCGTGTTCCCGGAGCCGACCGCCATCGTGCGGCGGTCCTGACCCGTGGCCGACCTCGGCACCATCCTCCCGGCCGGCGCGTCCGGCGTCGCCCTCGTCGCCGTCATCGGCTATCTGTTGCGTAGCAACGCATCCGACCGCAAGGACTACCAGGAGGCCGTCGACAAGGCCGACACCAGGGCCGACAACATGGCCGCCCGGGTCGCCGCCTCCGAACGCGCCCTCGACGGTGAGCGGCAGATCCGGCGCGGCATCGAAGACAAACTCGGCGCGGTCGAACGCAAGGTCGCCGACCTCGAGGTTTTGACTCAGCAGCAGGCACGGATCATCGACTCCATGCGGGGGACCAGCTCGTGACCGTCATAAACACGCGCCGGCTGCACCGCCGGACCATCATCGTCCTTGTCGTGGCCGGCGCCGCGCTCCTCGTCGTCGGCTACCTCACCGCGCGCATGACCCTGCGCGCCAGCCGGCAATCCGACCGTGCCGACCAGGCTGTGAGCACCGCGGAACAACTGTGCCGGCAGGTTCGGGCGCTCGGCCGCATCTGCGTCGCCGACCCCGCCAACCTCCCCCGGGGCGAGACGGGGGCGCACGGCCCGCCCGGCCCGCCCGGACCGCCCGGGCCGTCTGGCCCGCTAGGGCACGTAGGGCCGCGCGGCCCCGGCGGTGCCATCGGACTACCGGGATCGCCCGGTACGGCCGGCACGGACGGTTTGACGGGGCCGGGCGGGGCCCCCGGCGCCGACGGGGGCCCCGGCGGGCCCGGCCCGGCCGGTGAGGCGGGCCCCACGGGCGCATCCGGGCCGCCCGGCGAGGCCGGACCCACCGGACCGCGCGGGCCGCTCGCTGACGTCATCACGCTCGATTTCAACGGCCGCACGTACCGGTGCGTGCTCGCCGATGGCATCGCCGTCTACACCTGCGACGCCGTGGCGGAACCTGCGCCCACCCCGACGCCGGAGCCGTCACCGAGTGACCCGGGGGCCCGGGTCCGGGTCGGCCGACCCGCCCGGTAGCGCCGCCACCTTCACCAGCACGGTGATCTCGTCCAGCTCCTGGCCGTTCCAGTTGATTTTCACGCCACGGACCCAGACCCACTTGTATTCGTAGTGGATCATCAGGTCGCGGCGGATGCCGGTCACGCGAAGCCGTAGCGTGCCCTGCCCGTACTTGTATGCGTCCTCGGGCAGTTCGATCACGTCGCCGCGATTCAGAGCCACGACGTGATCCCGCTCGCGGTACGCAGGCGCATGTCGACAAGCAGCTCGGCTAGCACCGGACACGGTGCGTTCTCACCACACGCACATTTGCGTCTGCCGGGATGCCACCGCCAGCGCGGCCGATGGTACCGGCGTACCGCTCTCTCAAACGCGGCCCAGTAGTGCGTCGCGGGCATCGTCATGGACTCGCTCCCTTGATGTCGCGGGGGTTGACGACGACGACGATAGGAACGAGGGAACATGCACGGGTAAACCGCCGGTTTACCCGCCCCCGAGTCAACTGCCAGTTACCTCGCCTCGTCGAACGGATTCACCCGAGCGACGCGGACCAACCGGCGCAACTCCTCCGAGCCGCCGCGCCGCCGCGAATCCCGCGCCATCTGCGCGACGATCTCCCGTACGTGCGCGCGGGTCACCTCCTGCGGCGTGATCTCGGCGGCGGCCAGGAACGCGCGGGTCGCCCGCTGACTATCCCCGGCCTGGTAGAGGCCCCGACCGGTGTCGATATGCAGCCGCACAAGCCGGTTGCGGCTGCGAATCTTGGAGCGGTCCACCGCCCGTGCATACTCCGCCGCCCGGCCGCCCTCGCCACCGGCAAGAGCGATGCCCACCCGCCAGATGTTGACGTTTGTCGGTGTGATCTCCATCCGCCACGGGTCACCCTTCACCCTCGCGGCCGCCGCCGCCGCCTCGGCCAGCCGGGTACGGGCGCCGTCGTCGTCCCCCGTGCTCGCCGCCGACATCGCCGCGTGCAGGTTGAGCAGCGCGTACCACGCCCGCTGTTCATCCGTGCCGAGGTCCACCGACAACAGATCCGCCGCGCGGCTCACCAACGTCAACGACCGGCGTCGCCCGGGCTGCCCACCCGCCGCCAACGCACACTGGGCCAACGCGAAGCGCGCGGCCGCCGTCGACACCGCGTTATCGATCTCGGCCGCCACCGCCGTCGCGTGCTCCGCAATGCGGGTAGCCAGGTCCAGATGCCCGAGGATCTTCAACGTCACCGCCGCCGACACGTGCGCCCGCACGAGCAACGGCCCAGCGGCCGGGTTGTGCCGGTACACCGTCCGGGCCTGCATGATGAGCGGCGGGAGAATCGCGGCCACGGCTGGGTAGTCGCACGCCACGCGCGCCACCTCCACCTCCGACACCGCCGTGACCAGCTTCGGCAACGGCCGGGTGGGCACGTCGTCCATCTCGTCGAGCGCATCGCGCAACGCCGCGACCATCACGTACGCCGCGTACTCATCGGGGGAGGCCGGCGGGAGCGGGTCGCCCGTGATGTCGGCGGTACCGACACCCAGGGCCGCCGCGATGTCGTACAACAGGTTGCGCTTGACGATCGGCCGCCTGCCCCGTTCGATCATCGAGATGTACTGCTTCGTCACGCCCACGGCGGACGCAAGGTCCTGCTGGGTCATGCCGTTGAGGTCACGCCAACCGGCGATCCGGTACCCCGAATGATCTGGCGACGGCATCGAAAACTCCCCTGGTCGCGGGCCTGTCCATCAATGATAGATCGACCCGCGACCCAGGCGTGAATCGCCCGTTACGCGGCGGCCTTGGCCCGCGTGTCGGCGTCGTACAGGTACCGGAGAACCACCCGACTGCTGGCCGGATGATGTACCCGACCCTTACCGACCGGGGTGAGGTGAACCGTCATCAATGCGCGTATGCAGTCGCGCTGGTTCGCGAGGCTCATCCCGTGCCACACCTTGATGCGCTGGTCCGGATCGGTGGCCGCCAGGATCGTGCGCAACGAGATCGGGACGCGGGCCCGTTTCATCTGCGTCTCCAGATCGAGGATCACGGCCTGCAACGCGGCCTTGCGTTGGGCAAAGTCGCCCGGGCTCAACGTGGACCCGCCGTCGTCCAACTGCCGTTGCCAGTCCAGGAGTTCGGCCTGCTTCTTAGCCAGCTCCCCTCGGAGTTCGCGATCCCGGTCCGTGACGCCGGCATGGGCCCAGATCGCGGCCGCGTTGTCGGGCTGGCCTACCCAGTGCAACAGCTCGCCGACGACGTACGGATCGAACAACGACATCAGATAGCTGGAATGACCGTCCCGGCATTGGTAGCTGCGGCCACGCACCGCCACTAGCTGCTCGCCGCAATCCTGCCCGTCCTTGCGGGTGCCGGCACATAGGGCCAGGCAGGTCAGCAGGTAGCGCGCCTGGCTTGGTCGCGTCGGCCGAGGGCCGTTCTTGTGCAGCATCGACGCGGCGCCGTAGAACTCGTCCTCGTCAACCGCCGACGGCCAGACGCCCTTCACCTCGAATTCGGGCAACCGCGGCTTCTTGCGACTGCCGGGCAGAAGAGGCGCGTAGCGCCGGATGCCAAGGTACGAAACGTTGTTGGCCAACTGTCGTACCCCGCCCTCCAACCACCGCGTGTTCCGCCACCGCTCCATGCGTTCGGTATTGCCCGCCTGTACGGCATTGAGGTAGAGCGGGCAGTACACCCCGTTGTCGTTGAGCCATTGGGCGATGTCGCGCAACGAGGTGCCCGCGACGATCTCGGCGAAGATCTGCTCGACGATGCCGATGGGGCTCCAGCGCACGGGCTCACCGGTCACGACGTGGATCGTCTCGTAGACCGTGTCGTCGGGCACCTGGTCAACCAGATCCCGGGTGACCGGGTGGTAGGAGCGCCGGAACCCGTAGGGCGCCTTCCCGTGCGGTTTCCCTGCCTCCGCGCTAGCCCCGATGCCTCGGACAACCGATGCGCGGAGGTGTTCGATCATGGCCTCGTTGGACACGGCGGTCTGCCCCAACGACTCGGCATCGGTGGCGTTGTTGAGGTCGAAGACCCGATCCCGGATCACCCACCACACCCCGTGCTTGCGGCACAGGTTTCGGAACGACGCGAACGTCTCCAGCTCGCGTGTCGCCCGCGAGAGGTCCCAGAACCACAACATCTGGATGCGACCACTTTTCACGTCGTTGCGGGCTCGCTCGAAGTCCTCCCGGTCGCGGGTGGCATACCGACTTGCCGAGCGGTCATTGTCGATGTAGTTCTCGACGATGTCACACTTCTGGGCGACCCCCCACGCGACCCCGGCCGCGTCCTGGTCGTCCACACTCTTGTCCTTCACCTTCCGCGACAGCACGGAGGCGCGGGTATAGATCCCCAGCCGCTGACCCACATACAGGTCCGTGGCGACCGGCGCCCGGCGGCGGGAACGATCAGGTTCGGATACTGGAAATGTCACGGCGACGCCCCTCGTGTCTCGTTGGTCGGGGGCTTGCCAGATCAAACTACCCCTAACCGCTACACACAACGCTATCAAACGGTTAGGGGGGGTTATAGAGCCTGTCCTATTTCGCGGTCGATTCGCACGATAAAACGGGGGCAAACATGGCTGGGCGACACGATCTCCAACTGCGGGCCGGCGATGCCTTCGACATCGTGATCGAGTACAAGAACGCCGACGGAACGCCGATAGACCTCACCCCCGAGGTGGTGACGCTGACGGTCATGGCGTACCGCATGCCGGACCTCGTACTCGTCGACGGGGCGGGCCTGGTGATCACGCCGGTAGCCGGCCGGGTGGCCATGCATCTGACCGCCGTGCAGACCGCGGCGCTGGAGTTCGCGAAGCTGCGCCGGTACGAACTACGTCTCGGCGTGGCCCAGAAAGACGTGCTCGTCGGCCAGCTGCATGTGGAGATGGGGCCGGTCGGCGACGGCGTCACCGACTACGTGGTGCAGGTGCGGGAACCCGACCTGGTGGTGCAGGTGTTTTCGCCAGGCGCACCCGGGGCGCCCGGCCTTCCGGGCCCACCCGGCGCGGACGGCGCGGACGGAGCGGACGGCGCGGTCGGGCCCGTTGGCCCGGCCGGTGCTGACTCGACGGTGCCCGGGCCTCCCGGTGCGGACGGTACGGACGGCCTGGACGGCGCGGATGGACTGGCGGGCCTGGACGGTGCTACGGGTCCCACCGGCCCGATTGGTCCGGAGGGCCCGGCGGGCGAGGTCGGACCCGTCGGCCCGGCCGGCCTTGATGGGGCCGACGGGCTTGACGGCGCCGACGGGGGCGACTCCGTGGTGCCCGGCCCGGCCGGGCCCGCAGGCCCGCCAGGGGCCGATGGGCTGCCCGGCGCCGACTCCACGGTGCCCGGCCCGGCCGGCATCGATGGGCTGCCCGGCGCCGACTCGACGGTCCCCGGGCCGACAGGTCCCGCTGGCCCGGCCGGCATCGATGGGGCACCTGGGGCCGACTCAACGGTCCCCGGGCCCGCCGGCCCCGCTGGCGTAGACGGTGCGGACGGCTTGGACGGGGCGGATTCCACAGTGGCCGGTCCGGCGGGGCCGACTGGACCTACCGGGGCGACGGGACCGACCGGCCTCACCGGAGCCACCGGTCCCGCTGGGACGGCCGGCGCCACCGGAAGCACGGGACCCACGGGCGCGACCGGAGCCACAGGACCGACCGGCGCGGCATCGACCGTCCCCGGTCCAACCGGAGCCACGGGACCGACCGGTCCGGCCGGCTCCACCGGGGCCACGGGCGCGGCCGGCGCCACTGGGCCAACGGGCGCCACCGGTCCGGCCGGAATCGTCTTCCGTGGCGCCTGGTCGTCGTCGGTAGCTGACTACGCCATCGGTGACGTGGTAACGCACGCCGGCGCCACCTTCCGGGCCAAGGTCCCCAGCGGCGCCGTCACGCAACTCATGAGCCCCGCCGACGCGAACGTCCGCACGTTCGAGACGAGTACCGCGACCTGGGTCGCCAACCTTGGCTCCGCCACGGTGACCCGGGACACGACGGTGGCGCACAGCGGTTCGGCATCGTTGAAGGCGGTGGCGACCGCCGGATACTTCAGCCTGTACTGGCCCACGGTCATCGCGGTGACCCCGGGCACCTCGTACACCGCCACCTGCTGGGTACGCATGTCGACCGCACGGCAGGTCCGCCTCACCGACGCATTCAGCGCGGCGCAGAGCGCGTTGGTCACGTTGGTGCCGGATGTCTGGACCCAACTGTCATTGACGTTCACCGCCGTCGGCAGCAACTTCGGCCCATCGCCACTGGTGGATAGCTGCTCCGTCGGTGACGCACTGTGGGTCGATGACGTGAGCGTCTACGTGACCCCGGTGACGGGATGGAACCTCGCCGACTGGGATCTCCTGGCCGACGTGGGCGCGACGGGCGCGGCGGCTACCAACCCGGTGACCAGCGTGGCCGGCCGGCAGGGTGTGGTCGTTCTGACCAAAACGGACGTAGGTCTGTCCAACGTGGACAACACCTCCGACGTGAACAAGCCGGTCAGTACGGCGCAGGCCACGGCGAACACGGCGGACAAGGCTCGCGCCAACCACACCGGCACGCAGCTTGCGGCGACCGTCTCGGACTTCGCGGCCGCCGCCGATGCCCGCATCGCTGCCGACGTGACGGTGAAGCAGCCGCTCGATTCGGACCTGACCGCCATCGCCGCACTGGCGCCCGCGAACGACGCCGTTCTCCAGCGCAAAGGCGGCGTATGGGTCGCGAGCACGCCGGCCACGGTCAAGACGGACCTGGTCCTCGTCAAGGCTGATGTGGGACTGTCCAACGTGGACAACACGTCGGACGCGAACAAGCCGGTCAGTACGGCCGGCACGACGGCGGACGGGCTGCGAGTACTCAAGGTCGGCGACACGATGACCGGCGCGCTTCTGTTGTCGTACAACGCGGCGGGCACGGCAGTAACCGTCGTCAATCCGCACGCCAGCGCCACCGGCGTTGGGGTCATCATCCCGGCCACGAACTTGTCGTTCTTCAGCTACGCGGCTGGCGACACGCAGAACCGGTTCACGCTGAACACTAGCGGCACCATGGTCTGGGGCTCCGGTGCGGCGGTCGGCGACGTGCAGCTCTTCCGTGCCGGGGTCGGCAGTCTGAAGACTGACGGGAGTTTCATCGTTGGTGGTACCAACGTCTCAGTCATCAATAACGCGGGCGGCCAGCTTCGCTTGACCACCAACGCACTCAACGGAAGTACCGCTGCGCCGCTGTACACGATCGTAGAGTTTCGTGGATACCAGGACGGCATCAGAGCGCGCATCAGGGCCACCGAGCAGGCTTCGGACACCTACGGCTCTGTCCTCTCGTTCTGGGCCAACGACGGATCAGGCGCGAGCGCGGTCACCGAGCGCATGCGCATGTCGTACACGGGCGCGGCACCTGGTGGCGTGGAGATCCTGACCGCTCTGGTCGTCGATGGCAGCCTTACCGTGGCCGGTACCGCAAGCATCATCGATCACGCCACGGCTCCACTGCTGAGCCTGCGCGTCGCGGGCACTGAGCGCGCATTCATCACGACAGATAGCGGCGGGGTGACCCGCATCGATTCCGACGCCAGTCTGATCTTTGCCACCAACAATGCCGTTGCTGTCACGATCAGCACCACGGGCGTGATGCAGTTCGGTTCCGCGCTGGACACCAACCTGTACCGGTCGGCCGCTGACCAATTGAAGACGGATGACGCCCTAGTCGTCGCGGGCATGCTGTACACGCTGGTCGAGCACAGTTCGCGCGTGGCCACGTCCGGCGATGTTGCGTACGGGGTGCTCTCGGCTGGCGCGGGTGTGCGCCAGCTCGCCATCATGGGCGACGGCGCGATGCGCTGGAGTACCGGCGCGGCGGCATACGACACCACCCTGTACCGCTCGGGTGTGGGCGTGCTGAAAACCGACGGCTCACTAAACGTTGCCGGGGCCATGGGTGTCAATGGCGCCACGGCTGGTGCGGTCGCCAAGTTTGAGGTCGCGACGACCGGCGGCGATGGGCTGAAAATCACCAGCACCGCTCAGAACAACTGGCCCTTGAACATTTCATCGATCAACGGCACCACCTCCAACGGCATCTACATGGATATCCGTGGGGCGGCGGACAGCAACTATGCGCTGCTGATCCGCAACAATGCGACGGATCTTTTCCGGGTCACATCGCTGTCCGGCAACGTCTTCATCGCCGGTACCACCACGCACGTGGGAGCGGTCGGCTTCAACAACACGGCGCCGGTGGCCAAGCCGACCGTCACCGGTTCGCGGGGCGGTAATGCCGCCCTGGCCTCGCTGCTCACCGCGTTGGCCGCGACCGGGCTTCTCACCGATTCGACCACCGCCTAACGAGAACGGGAAAACGCTTATGCCACAACAGATCGAGGTCACGGCGGACGAACTGATCACAGCCTTCCAGCAGCAGTGGCCCCTCCAGCACGAGGTAACCGCGCTGCGGCTCGTCAACGCCAAGCAGGCCGCGCAGCTCTCGGCCGTGGGTGACCCGGTCGGCCCGGCCGTGCCGGGCCCGCCACCGCCCCGTCCCGCCGAGTAGGGCAACTTTCGCAACACCTAACGGGGAATGGACAACGCAATGCTCAATCCGAATCCGGGCCGCATCACCAAACAGATCTGGTGGCTGTGGCAGAACTTCCACAAGGCCGAACCGACGTGCAAGCTGGGCGGGATCTACGACAACAAGCCGGGGTATCACAACACCAGGGCCGGCAACGTGCACGGCAACTACTCGATCGTCCACCCGCTGGACCTCAAGGGCCCCAGCGACAAGGCCGCCGCGATCGACCTCACGTTCCCGGATGCGCAGCACGGGCGGTACGACACAATCAACAAGTACGCCCAACGGCTCCTGTTGTCCGGCAAGGACCAGCACGATGAACGTGGCGACTGCCTCCGCGAGTTCTTCGGGCAGACCGACGGGGACCGGCAGGTCGAGGGCTGGGACTTCCAGTCGGTCGGGCCGTCCACGTCGGACACCAGTCACCTGTGGCACCTGCACCTGTCGATCGTGCGGGCGTACGTCACCTCCGACAAGGCGATGCGGTCGATCCTGTCCATCCTGCTCGGCGAGAAGGTGGCCGCGTGGCGCGCGAAGGAGGCGAAGCTATGAACAACGATGTGGTGATCGACGGCCTCATCGGGTCCGGCCTCCCGCTGATCATCGCGGCCCTCAATGCCGAGCACTGGTCGGGGCGGGTCAAGGCCGTGGTGGCGCTGCTGGTCTGCGTGGCCGCCGCCACCGTGGCGCAGGTCATCCGGGGCGAGCTGCACTGGGTGGATTGGCGGTCCGCGGTGCTGGTCATCGCGGGGGCGAGCCTGGCCAGTTACCACCTGTTGTGGCGGCCCTCGACCATCGCGGCCGGGATCGAGTCGGCGACGACGATCGGGGCCGGGCCGGGCGATGAGATCGCGCCGGACGCATCCTGACCGATCGTGGCGGCGTGTCGCGCTACGTGCACGGTCTGTCGCGTTATGTTATATCCGCTTCAACCTGGCATTTCCGGGGCCGCGCACCGATTCAGGCTGGTGTGCGGAAACAGTCGGGGTGAAGTCCGGCTCCGGTGCGCCTCACGGGTACCCCGTCGCCCTGGTGCTCTCTCCGGGGTCCGGCGTCGCGCCCGAGCGTGATGGGCGCCCGGGGCCGGTCACATCAGTCGAGCCCCGGGAACCGAGGGCGCGGGGGGAACGTGTCAACGTGGGGTACGAACAGCGAGCGGCACGACATGGATGACCGACCCAACCAGTTCTGGATGGGCGTGGCGTACGCGGCGCACGTGATGAGGCACCGGGTCGGGATGGCGCACGGCGCGACGGATAACGGGGCGATCAACCAGATCGAAAGCAATCCGTGCTGCCGGTCGGCGGTCCGGTCCTTTGCGATGGGCTTCCTGCTCAGCATTGAGCGCGGCATCCCGGTGACTTTCCCGGAACACGGGCACGGCGACGGGGCGTGACGCGCGGCCCCGTTCGCGTACTGACCGATCGGGAGCTGGCGGCCGTGATCGCCCTTCATGATGTGTTCTGCGGTGACCGATCATGTGATCCGATGGTGTACGGCCACGTCTATATCGTGCAGGCGCGGGCCGTGATCGCCGCGCTCGACCGACTCAATAAACCCGCCTCGCTGACGTAGCGTTGCGGCGGTTCGCCAACAGGCGGGCCGGCTCCCCGACCGGGGGCCGGCCCGCCTTTTCGTTCCCCCCAACGGGTTACAGCGCGGCCGTCCACACAGGAGCGCAGACCGATCACTTCGCGACCAATTGTCAAGAACCAACACGGCCCGAATCCCGACACGCCTACTGTTCGATCATTCGTGCTTGTGAACCTGTGGTGATCGGGGGTGGGTGGAGCGTGCCGTACACGATGGCCGAAACCGCGAAGCTCCTCGATGTCTCGTTGCTGACCGTTACCCGCTACATCAAGCGGGGCAAGCTGGTCGCGGACAAGGCACCGGGGCGCGCGGGTGCGGTGAGCGTCCACGAGGCGTCGGTGCACGCCATCCTGCGACAGCGGGTCGAGCTGGGCACCGAGACCCTGGACGCCCGCGCCGTCGCCCGGTTGCTGCGCTGCCGGGAACGCACCGTACAGCGGCTTGTCCGGTCCAATGTGCTCACTGCCGTACCGGGCCCCGGCCGGGCCCTGTGCGTGACGCGGGAGTCGGTGGCCGCGTACGCGGAGAACCGACGGCTGTCGATGGCGGGGGTGCGTGGCGATGGATGAGGACCGCGCGCGCTTTGACGTCCTGGCCGACAAGCTCGCCCTGGCGTACCCGCACTGGGCGCCGCTGACCGACGCCGACCGGGCCGCAATCGTGGCACACGTACGGACCGCTCCGGCGATCACCGAGACGCAGGCCCGCACGTTCGCCCGACTGTTCGAGGGCACCGGTTCGGTGATCCAGCGGGAACAGCGGGCCGCGCGGGAGCGGGGTGGTCTTCGTGTCTAACCGCCCGCATCCCTGCCCCGGCAACTGTTCGACGAAGGTGGTCTACTCGCAGTTTTCGTGCGTGGACTGCTGGCCACGGCTGCCACTGCCCATGCGGGAGGCGATTCTGTCGTCGGCGCGGCGCCGCTACAGCGAGCCGCAGGCGCACCGTGAGGCGATGTCGGCGGCGGCGGCCTGGTACCGGCAGCATCCGTTGCGCCCGGCCGGCGGTGAGTCGTGATGGCGAGCTGCGGACAGTTGCGGCTGGCCGGCGCCATGACCGAGGGGGAGCTGCAGGGCTTGGTGACGGCCATGTGCCGCACGTTCGGCCTGTACTGCTACCACACCCACGACTCCCGCCACTCGGCCGCCGGGTTCCCGGACCTCGTCATCCTCGGCGGCCGGGCCGCCCTGTTCCGCGAACTCAAACGGGACGACCCCCGCGCCAAGCTGAGCCCGTCCCAGGCGCAAGTGATCGCGCTGATGCGCAACGCGGGCCTCGATGTCGGCGTGTGGCGCCCCCTCGACTGGGTCGAGCAGCGCATCCACGACGAGCTGATCGCGTTGCGCGCCACCATGCGTAGCTGATTACCCCCTCCCCTCCGGGCGGGGCCGCCTTTGACGGGGGTCGGCGGCCCCGCCCACCCCATCTCACCGATACGACGCTGGGCGGGGGTGTTCACCGATGACGCAGGAAGGGCTGTTTCCGGTCACCGAGCCGTACCGCAAGCCGATGCGCAAGTCGACGCGGGTCAGCTACGTGGCGATCAATCCGCGCCAGCGGACGCTGTGCGACGACTGCATCGCGGCCATCCACCATCTCGGCGTAGCGGTGGCGCCGCCGCCCCGGCAGGTGCGGTACCGGCGCACCGACATTGACGGAGCCCAGTCGTTGCTCTGCGCCATCCATCAACGCGAGCGCATCGAACAGGAGGAGGGGCAATGACCAGAAGCAACGAGGCGTGGTCCGCCGAGCTGGACCGGCTGATGGAGGTGCGGGCCGAACGCAACGCGCGCAAACGCAACGAGCGCAAGGCATTCCGGGCCGCGCGTAACGCGGGCCTCGCCAAACGGCACGCCCGCCGCCTGGCCCTCAATCACCCCAACGGCGATGGGTCATGAGCGGCCGCTGCCCGGCCTGCGACCGGATGTTCGACGGGTCCGGCGACTGCGTGGCGGAACGGGTCGACCACCTCGCCGCCGTGCACCCGCCGGGCGAGCTGCTGGAGCTGTTGGACGACCTGTGCGATCGGGTGGAGGCGGCCGAGCTGGTGGCCTCCCATGCCGGCGGCCGTCACGCCAGCCCGGGGCGGACGTGGCGCACCTGGGCCGGCCTGGACGCCCACCATTTGAGGCTGGTGCGGTCATGAAGGTGATGGGCACGGTGACCGAGTACCCGCCGGAGGGCACGCTGTTCGCGCCCGACGCCTTCGACCGGCAGGTCGGTACCGTCGTTGAACTCACCTGGCGGGGCCAGGTGGTGGGCGAGGCCAAGGTCCTGGCCGTCGAGGTGTCCAAGGACGGGCGCAGCGCCGCGCTGACCATCGACTCCCGCATGTCGCTCAACAGCGCCGTCGGTGCGCTGGTACGCAACGCCGACCCGACCGCCGAGGTCGCCGACCCCGATGACGACCGGCTGTTCGAGATCGCCGAGGACGCGCGACGCGATGCCCGGACGGAGGCGGGCGAACGATGAGCGACAACGTCCGCCCACCGCGCGCGACGCGCACGGGGGGGCGACCCGAGCAATGCGTCTCCTGCGAGGAGGGGTTGCCGCGCGCCGAATGCCCCGCCTCGGAACGCCGCTGCGGGCACCACTGCAACCACGCCTGGTCGCACGAGTCGTGCTGCTGGTGTCAACCCCGGGTGGCGTCGTGAGCGTGTCGTCGGCGGAGATGGCGGCGTTGCTGGACCGGGTGGCCGGCCGGGCGACCGCGCCGGTACGCCCGGAACCGGAGGTGTTGCGGTGCACGGTGTGCGGCGACATCCTCGACGCCTTCCACGCGGATCTGATGACGCATCCGACCTGCGACCCGGAACCGGTGGCGGCACCGCTGCCGCCGTCCACCGTGACGGACCTGCGGCCCATCCTCGTCGACTTCGAGGCCGGTAGTCCGCGGTCGCTGCAAACGGCGATCGGGCCGTCGGAGATCGCGGTGGAGTGCCAGCGGCGCCTGGCCTACACCCTCGCCGGTACGCCCACCCTTCCGGACGGGCGGATCAAATGGGAGGCGATGCTGGGTACCGCCGGCCACGCGATGCTCGCCGACGCCCTGCGTTTCGACAATGAGCGGCTGGGCCGGCAACGGTGGCTGGTGGAGGAGCGGGTGTTTCCCGACCCGTCGATCTCCGGTTCGTGCGATTGCTACGACCTCGACAACGACGTTGTCATCGACTGGAAGATCGTGGGCAAGACCAGCCTGGAGCACTATTCGCGGCGGGGCCCGTCATTGCAGTACAAGGGTCAAATCCACATCTATGGGCGTGGTTGGCAGCGCAAGGGGTTGCACCCGGCCTTTGTGCGCATCGTGTTCCTTCCCCGTGCGACCAAGTTCGACGACGCCTACGAGTGGACGGAGCGGTATTCGCGCCGCTACGGCGACGGCCAGCTCGACCGGATGTACGCCACCTCCGGCATGCTCGCCGACCTCGACGTGGCCAACCACCCGGACCTGTGGAACGCGGTACCGGCGGCTCCGGGCGCCGACTGCCGGTTCTGTCCGTACTACCGGCGCGGCGCCCCGGCCGATGCCACCGGCTGCCCCGGTGATGTCGACGCCGAGGAGCGGCGGGCCGCCAGATTCCGCGAGGGCCTTATTGCCCCGTCCACAAAGGAGTGACGCATGTCCGATGGCAACAAGCTGTTGATGCAGTCCGGCACCAAGTGGGTTTCGTTCAAGGTATTCAACAAGCACAACATCTGTCAGATCCTGGCCGAGCCGGAGGTTCGCCAGCAACGGGACTTCGACGACCCGGACGTCAAGCTGTTCTGGCCCAACGGCGACCCGCGCATGGAGGTGGTGGTCGAGGTGATGACCGCCGAGCGCGACCCGGAGATCGAAAACGACCAGGGCGTGCGGTCCCTGCACATCAAGGGCAACATGATCGCGTCGGTACGGGAGGCGGTGAAGCGCACCGGGGCGCCCGGATTGGAGGTCGGCGGCATCCTCGACATCGCCTGGACCGGTGTGGGCGAGCAGAAGGGTAAGGGCGAGCCACCGAAGTCGTACACGTCGGTGTACACCCGGCCGGCGAGTGCCGGCAACGGCGCGCTCATGCAGCCGCAGGGCCCGGGTACCCCGGTGCCGCCGCCGAGCGCGCCGACGATGGAGCAGATCCTCGGGCCGGCCGCCGGCAACCCGTCGGGCTTCGTGTACCGGGAGCCGGCGGCCGCCGCGCCGCCGCAGATGGCGCCGCAGCTGGCACCGCAGCTCGCCCCGGCGCCGACCTACGCGCAGCCGCCGGCACCGGTACCGGCGTACCTGCAACCCCCGGTACCGGTCCCGCCGGTACCGGCCGGGGTGGACCCGGAGATGTGGGGCCGGATGAGCCCGGAGCAGCGGGCGGCGGTGCAGGCCGCGATGGGGCAGGTTCCCCCGTTCTGACCGGACCGTACGGGCAATGTCGACGAGGGCGAGGGGGGCGGGGACATGTTCGATCAGGCCCAGGTGCGTCAATGGCTGGCGATCATCCACGGCGACGCACCGGGCCTGATCCACGTCTGCGCTACCGATGCGTGGGCGGGCCAGGCGTTCCCGACCCACGCGCTCGACGACGCGGCCGCCTTCGTGGCCAAGCTCGACGCGGACGGGCGGGAGGGGGTGTATGCGCGGGTCACCACCATCCGCCCGTCCGCTGGCCTTGAGGCCGGGTATTCACGCGGCTCGGTCGCCGACACCGTTGCCCTGCCGGCACTGTGGGCCGACCTCGACCTCGCCGGGCCCGGGCACAAGGAAACGCGGCCGCTGCCGCCGGACGTGGCCACGGCGTACGCGATCGTGGCGGCGTCGGGGCTGCCCCGCGCGTCGCTGTGGGTGCACTCCGGCGGCGGCCTCTACCCGATCTGGCGCCTGGACCCGCCCCACGTCGTCGACGGCGACCTCGCCGACCTGGTGGACCTGTCCGCCAACTGGCAGAAGGCGATCGCGGAGGGGTCGCGGCGCCACGGGTACCACTACGGCACCGCCGTCGGGGATCTCGCCCGGGTGCTGCGCATCCCCGGCACCGTCAACCGCAAGGAAGGGCTGGCCCGGCCGTGCCGCATCATCGACGCCTGCGACGCGGTGTACACCGTCGCCGAGCTGTACGAGGCGGTGGCCAACGCGGTCGGGGCGATCGAGGTCCCGGCGGCGGCGGCCCCGGCCCGGCCGCCGGCCACGGGTGACCTGGTGTCGCCCGGCGACGACTGGGCCGACCGTAACGACTGGGCCACCATCCTCGAACCGCACGGCTGGCGGTTCCTCTACGCCCGGGGCGCGGTGCGGTACTGGTGCCGGCCGGGCAAGAGCCACGGGGTGTCGGCCACCACCAATGCCACCGGTACCGATCACCTGCACGTGTTCACCACCTCCACCGACCTGGTTGATACCAACTACTCGAAGTTCGGGGCGCTGGCCGCGCTCGAGTACCGCGGTGACCTGCACGAGGCTGCCCGGGCGTTGAAGTCGCAGGGGTATGGGCGGTCGGCCCCGACGATCACGCAGAGCGAGGCGATCCGGGAGATCACCGGGGCGAACCGGCCCCAGGCCGGCGGGCCGGTGGGGCCGGCCGGGCAGGCCGCGTCCGCCACCGCTGCGGCGCCGGACGCCGACGGCGACGCCGAGCTGGCGACGCAGGTGCGCTACCTGCAGGACGTGGCGACGGAGGCGCGGCGGCAGCGGGTGCAGCGCGAGGCCCGCCGGCGGTTGGACGCCGAGGACCACCGGGCGGCGTGGCGGCCCCCGACCGGCCGGTTCACCCTCACCGAGGAGTTGGCGCTACCCGACGAGGAGACGCCGTACCGGATCGAGAAGCTGTTGGCGGTGGGCGCCAACGCGGTACTCACCGCCCAGTTCAAGGCCGGAAAGACAACGGTGTGCAACAACCTGATCCGCGCACTCGCCGACGGCACTCCCTTTCTCGGCCGCTTCGACATCGCCATTCCGGACGGCCGGATCGGGGTCTGGAACTACGAGGTGTCCGACACCCAGTACCGGCGGTGGCTACGCGACACCGGGGTCGTCAATACGGACCGGGTGAGCGTATTGAACCTGCGCGGATTCCGGATGCCGATGACCCACCCGCACGTGGAGGAATGGATCGTCAATTGGCTCGTAGAACACAAGATCACGGTGTGGATGGTCGACCCGTTCGCCCGCGCCTTCGTCGGCAGTGGCGAGGAGAACAGCAATTCGGATGTGGGCCTCTTCCTGGACACCCTCGACGTGATCAAGGACCGGGCCGGCGTTTCGGAGCTGATCCTGCCCACGCACACCGGACGGGCCGAATCCGAGCCCGGCCAGGAACGGTCGCGCGGCGCGACCCGCGTCGACGACTGGGCCGACTCCCGCTGGATCTTGAGCGTGGACGATCAGGCCCGCCGGTTCTTCCGCGCCGCCGGCCGGGACACCGACGTGGACGAGGAGATGCTGACGTTCGACCCGGACGGGCGCCGGCTCACCCTGGGCGGCTGGGATCGCCGTGGGGCGCGCAGCCGGGACCTGTGCGAGGAGCTGGTGGCGTACGTGGCCGCGAACCCGGGGCTGGGTGTCAACGAGATCATCAGTGGGCTGGGCGGGCGCAACCGGAACAAGGTGATGGCGGGTCTGGCCGACGCGATCGGGCAGCGGCGGATCATCGCCCACGACGCCCCCGGGCGGAAGCGCCTTCACTATCCGCTGGGCGGTTCGGTACCCACTACGAGGCCCGGTGAGGGCTCATGACTGGTCCTGGTATCGGGGTGGTTCGGTCCGGTATCCAATACCAGGACTCGGGGGGGCTGGTAGCCCGGTATCACCCGGTATATAGGAGATACCGGGGTACCAGGCCCC